AGGCTAAACATGTTAAACACGTAACTGTCCATGATAAACATTTAATAGCTGCTGGGGTAGAGGATAATTTAAATACTATTTTTTATAGTGGTACTTTAGACCCAACAGATTTTACTAGTACTGGTTCAGGTAGTATAGTTATTGAAGACCAAATAGAAGGTATTAAAAGTTTCCGTAATGAACTATTTATATTTTGTCAAAACTCAATATTTAAATTACAGAATATAAATAATTCAAGTACAATTATAGTAGTACCTGTAACTAAAAACGTAGGTTGTATAAGTGGTTATAGTATTCAAGAGATTGCTGGTGATTTAATATTTTTAGCACCTGATGGTTTAAGAACAGTAGCTGGTACAGCAAGAATTGGAGATGTAGAGTTAGGTACAGTTAGTCAAGCAATACAACCAGTGCTTACTACTATAGCATCTAATATTAATTCATTTATTATTAATAGTATTGTTTTAAGAGAAAAATCTCAGTATCGTTTATTTTATACTGATACTCTAGCAACCAATGCAGCACAACGAGGAGTTATAGGCACGTTAAGACCAAATGGTTTTGAGTGGTCTGAAACAAGAGGCTTAGAAGTTACAGCTATTGGTTCAGGTTTTGATAATAATGGTATTGAAAAAGTATATCACGGTGATAGTAATGGTTTTGTTTACGAACACGACACTGGTGATAGTTTTGATGGGTCTACTATTTTAGCTAGATATACAACACCAGATTTTGATTATGGTGATTTAGGAACTTTAAAAACTTTACACTATTTAAGAGTTTCTATGAATGCTGAAGGAGTTGTAGAACCTGATGTAGCAATAAAATTTGAATATGATAATTTAAATATTGCTCAACCTTTAGACCCTTTTGATTTAGGAGTAATAAATCCTCCATCTATTTTTGGTGATGCAGTATTTGGCATAAATAAATTTGGTGGTTTAGATAACCCATCTATTAGAATACCTTTACAAGGTAGTGGTACGAGTAACAATTTTACAATAATAAGTGAAGATACAAAACCATCATATACAATTAATGGTTTTTATGTAGATTACATACCTTCAGGTAGGAGATAATTATGGCACAAGCTTATACTAGACAAAGTTCATTTTCAGACGGTGACAGTATTACCGCAGCTTTGTTTAACAATGAATACAATCAATTAGTAAATGTTTTTGCATATTCTTCTAGTAGTGCTATTTCTACTGGACACAGACACGATGGTACTGCCGGAGAAGGTGGTAATATATTTAAGATTGGGGATTTAGACTTTTTAAATAAAGTAGAAATTGATAGCACTAATAATAGAATAGGATTCTACACAGAAGTTTCTTCTGCAGCAGTAGAACAATTAAGAATACAAGATGGTGCTTTAGTTCCAGTTACTGATAGTGACATAGATTTAGGAACAACTTCATTACGTTTTAAAGATACTTTTACAGACTCAATAACTACTACAGGTAATGTTGATGTTGGAGGTAATTTAACAGTCACAGGTACTACAACTTTTAATGGTGGTACATTAACATTAGGTGATGCAGCAGATGACAATGTAGTTTTTGGTGCAGATGTTAACTCAAATATTATTCCTAATACAGACAATGCATACGATTTAGGAAGTTCTAGCCAAGAATGGAAAGACTTATATGTTGACGGTATAGCTTACCTAGATGGTATTAACTTTAATGGTACAGCAATTACTTCAACTGCTGCTGAGTTAAATTTACTTGATGGGGTTACTGCAACTACAACAGAATTAAACTATGTTGACGTAACTACAGCAGGAACTGTAGAAGCTTCTAAAGCTGTTGTAGCTGATAGCAATGCAGATGTTTTATTTAGTGATAATGATAAATTAAAATTTGGCACAAGTTCAGATTTAGAAATTTATCATGATGGTTCAAATAGTCGTATACAAGATTCTGGAACAGGTAGTTTATTCTTACGAGGAACTAATTTAAAAATACAAGATTCTGATGGATTTGATTTCATGGCATTTGAAGATGGAGGAGGTGAAGCTGGTACAGTTAAAATAAAACATAATAATTCTACTGTATTAACAACAAGTTCATCTGGAGTAGATGTTACAGGAACAGTTGTTGCAGATGGTTTGACTATTGATTCTGGTACAACAAACACAGTTGCTACCTTTACCTCTACCGATACTGGAGCAGGTATACAACTAACTGACCCAACAGGCAGTTCAAAGTTAGAGACTTCTGGAGCTAATCTTAGAATTAGTGTTGATGACGATGGAGCTGTATCTAGTTCAGCAATACAATTTAGGGTTGATGGTTCTACAAAAGCAACGATTGATTCATCAGGTAATGTTGGAATTGGAGTTACAAATCCAGCTAGAGGATTACAAATTCACAAAGAGGGTAATCATTTAAGTTTAACAACAACAGCAACAGGTACATCAGCGGGTAATGGCTCTGATTTTAAAGTAGATGTTTCTTCAAGTGATTTACAAATTCTTAATTATGAAGCTGCTAATATTTCTTTGTTTACAAGCGGTTTAGAAAGGGTGCGAGTTGACAGTTCAGGAAATGTTGGAATTGGAACTACATCCCCTGTTACTCCATTAGAAGTTAGAACCTCATCAGACACTGAAATAGCTGCAATAAGAACAGGTTCAGTAGCTGCAAAATTAGGAGCATTTGCTAGTGGTGAATCAAGACTTACTTCAGCAGGTAATGATGGATTTTTAACATTTTATACTGGTACAAGTTCTGGAGAAAAAGTCAGAATAGATAGTTCAGGGCGAGTTGGCATTGGCACTTCATCACCTTCTACAAGTCATAAACTTACTGTAAGTGGAGATACTAAGTTTACTGGTCAGCTATCCATGTCTGATAGTCAATTAATCAAAATGGGAGATGGTGAGGATTTTGCTTTTTATCACGACCAATCTATTGGCAATATTATAAAAAGTAACACTTCCGATATAGATATTTTCATACAAGGTAATGACGGTGGTTCTACTATTACTGCTCTTAAATTTGATATGTCTTCTGCAGGTCGTGCAATATTTAATGCAGGAGCTAATTTTTCTGACCATGTAAATTTTGATGACAATGCTAAAGCAGTGTTTGGTGGTGCAGATGATTTACAGATTTATCACAATGGAACTAATTCTTATATTGCTGATGCCGGAACTGGTGATTTAAGAATATTAGCTACAGACTTTAGACTTTTAAACGCTGCAGAAGATTCAAATTTAATTAGAGCATTTAATGGTGCAGAGGTTGAGTTATATCATAATGGAACAGAAAGACTAGCTACCACTTCAAGCGGTGTAACTGTTACAGGTACTTTAGTATCTGATGGCTTAACAGTAGATACATCTACTTTAGTTGTAGATGCTACTAATAATAGAGTAGGTATCGGTAATGCTTCTCCAGATGTAAGTTTAGATATAGGAAGCCTTACAGATGCTATTCATGTACCAGTAGGTACTACAGCTCAAAGACCGGGAAGCCCTGCAGCAGGATATTTTAGATATAACAGTACAACTGGTGGCTTTGAAGGTTATACAGACGAATGGGGTGCTATAGCCGGTGGTGCAGGAAGTTCTTCTACTTTTGCTAAAAATACTTTTACTGGAGATGGCTCTACTACAGCCTTTACATTATCTACAAGTATGACCAGTGAAGATGGTCTAATAGTATTTATTGATGGTGTTTATCAAGCTGATAATGTTTACTCAGTTTCTGGTACTACTCTGACTTTTGCAACTGCTCCTGCTAACACTAGAGTTATTGAAGTCTTTCAATTAGAAGGCGGTATTGTTGGAGTTGCTCCAGTAATTGCTACCATGACTGGTGATGGCTCAGATACTACTTTAGCTTTAGGTACAAGTCCTGATTCAGAAAACCAAACATTCGTAACTATTGATGGTGTTGTACAACATAAAGATACTTATTCAATTTCAGGAAGCACACTAACTTTTAGTGCTGCTCCTCCTAACGGTACTTCAGTAGAAGCTATTACCTTTAACAATGTAAGTGTTGCAACTTTCCAAGATGCTGATGGCGATACTAAGATTCAGTTAGAAGAAAGTACTGACGAAGATAAAATCAGGTTTGATACTGGTGGTACTGAACGAGTTATTATAGATTCTACTGGAGTTGGAATTGGAACTACAAGTCCTGCAAGACCATTACACATAGAAAACGCTGAAGGAAGATTAGTTCGTTTGAGTCATACATCTAATCCTAAAATAGAA